TGATTATTTACGACCGTTCTGGCGAAAAAATGTTCCTCAAAGGCGAATTACCCTTTGTGCAAATCTGTCCCAACCCCCTGTACGACTACTATTGGGGGGGTAGTGAGGTCCAGCGACTCCAGTATTTGCAGGAATTACGCAACAACAGGATGACTGATGTACTTGATTTACTGTCAAAACAAGTCAATCCACCCACTGCTTTTATCGGTTTTACGGGTATTTCAGAGGAAAAACTCTTTGCTTTGAACCGTGCGGGGGGTCAAATCTCCAATGACATGCCAAATGCCAAGGTAGATAGGCTTGCTCCTAACATGCCACCCGATTTATTTGCTGAAATTCGTGAAATTGACCAAATGTTTGAAGAAGCAAGCGGTATTGGCAATGTTTTACAAGGAAAAGGGGAAGCAGGTGTCCGTTCTAGCGGTCACGCCTCTCAATTGGCTCGTTTAGGCTCATCACGAGTGAAAAAGAGGGCACTCATCATTGAAGACAGTTTGGAAAAGCTCGCAACACTGTATTTGAAGTGCATGCAAGCCTACAACCCAACACATTTCAAAGATATTAATGGCGTACCATTTATTGCTGAACAATTTACCAAAGATTTTGTGGTGAAAGTGGATGCTCACTCCAATTCACCCATCTTCATGGAAGACCAACGTCAAATGGCGTTCAATTTGTTGAAGGCTGGTGCAATTGACAAGGAAAGTTTGATTGACTTGATTGAACCTCCTATGAAACAATTGCTCAAAGACCGTTTGAAGAAGATGGAAGAAAAGCAAGCACAACAGCAAGCCTCAGCTCCTCCAAAAGGTCCAGAACCCAAGGTAAAAACTGAACCTAAAAAGGCAGGATGATGGCTTCTAATCAACAAACTCAACCCAAGGCTGACCAGCCTAGAGTGACGACAGAATCTTTGAAAAGAACAGAAGCAAGTCCTAGCTTGACAAGGTCAAACACGAGTGTTAAAAACATGTCTGGGGGCAGAACTCAGCGTAGTTATGCTCGCCAAAGTCGGTCGTAAACAATTCAAGGAGCATGTCATGTACAAGCACGCAAAACGTGGTCGTAAGACTCGGAGATAAGGTTTCTCTCTGCAAAGAAGAAAAGGGGTGTCTCGCTCTCCCTAAAAAATGAGTGGGAAAACTTTAAGGAGCACTACCATGCGTAGAGGTCGTAAAGGTCGTAAGTCACGTAAGTGATTTAAGTAGCGTTTTGGGGGTTTCGACAAAAAAACCCTCACCTATTGACAAACTGTTGGTAAGTTGTTGAAATACCAACATCAGGAGAAATTGATGAGCGTCCCTTCAGACAAATTGATGGAATTGATGCGTGGCCCCAAGAGTGCTGGCGTAGCTGCACCTGAACCCGCCCCCATACCTTCCGCTGGTCCAGGCACCATGTCTGACGGTGCTCCTCCTATGGCTTCTCCCATGTCCACGCCTGAACCCAAGATGGGTAGCAAAGAAGGTGCCATGATTAACATTGGCATGGCGATGGACTTGCTCGAACAATCTCTTCCTTCTCTTGGCTCAGAGTCAGAAGAAGGACAAAAGGCACTCAACGCCATCAGAACGCTGACTGGCATTTTGGGTCCTCGCAAAAACAAAACCAATGAATTACAGCAATCTGAAATTCTTCAGATGCTACAGACATTACCCCAGGCTGGTGGTGCCACACCTGAAGGTAAAGCGATGGCAGCAGCACCGATTCCTGGTATGCCTCCTGCTGGCGGTATGCCTCCCCCCCCAGGTGGTATGCCACCTTCCCCAATGTAATCAGGAGTTATCATGGATTTATTTAAACCAAGAGGTGCAGCGGCACCCCGCAGACCTACAGATACCAATCAACAAAATGGCGTTGTGACCAACACACCCCGTTATGCTCAACTTGGTGGCTTGAATGGCGCAAACAAGGTTAGCAAAAACGCCATGCAGGTGAAAAAGCCTGGTGACGGCAAAAGAGTTATTTAATCGGTAAGAGGGTAAAAATATGTCTTTAGAAAATCTTTCATTAGAAGCACGTGACGAGCTGGCTAGTCTTGCTCAAACACTTGCTGAAAATCCACAAACTCGCAAAGACTTTTTGCGGATGACAAAGAAGGTCAAACCTGATTTGCCAATCCCTGAATTAGAAATTGAAGAGTACACGCAAAGAAGCATGAACCAATCTGAGGCTCGTGTGCAAGCTCTAGAAGCAAAGCTCAGAGAGAAAGATGCTTTGGCTGACCTAGAGAAGCGTAGGATGAACCTGATGAAAAACAATCTCATTGAATCTGAAGATGAGATTAAAGACGTGGAAAAAATTATGCTTGAGCGTGGTATCACCAATCATGAGACCGCTGCCGAGTATCACAACTGGATGAAACAAGCTGCCAAGCCCACACCATCTGGTTACAATCCAAGTGGGTTGAATAAGTTTGACTTAAACGCCTACTGGAAAAGCCCTGTCAATGCAGCTCGTAATGAAGCTGCAAAGGCGTTGGATGAATTGCGGAATCCCCGTAACCGTCCTATTGGGTTGAGATAAGGTTTTCAAGAGGGTTTAATTTGTCGGGGCAGAGATGCCCATCTTTAAGGAGTCATTATGGCTATAGGTGGTGGTATTCTGCCAGCAACGGGGTCAAGTCAGTTTACTGAATTAACCTACGTTACCCGCAGAGCCTTTATTCCCAAACTCGTTGTACAACTGTACAACTCCACGCCCTTGATGGCGGCTTTGATTGCCAACAGTCAACAAGCCTCTGGTGGTGTGTCTTCTGTAACCGTTCCTGTCCAGGGCGCACAGTTTGTAAATGCTCAATGGTCAGATTATTCTGGTTCTTTCAACCAGCCTTCTGTCCAGCAAGGTGCTTACAATGCTGAATACGACTTGAAACTGATGATTTCTCCCGTACCGTTCCTCGGTATGGAAGGCGCAGTTCAACAAGACGCTGCCATTATTCCGTTGATTGAAGCTCGTATGAACGATGCAACCAACGTGATGATGGATGCGATGGCTACGGCTTTGTACAACAACACAACCAACAACCAACAGTTCATCGGCTTGCCCGCTGCTGTGGATGATGGCTCTGGTGGTTCTACATACCAAGTCACTTACGGTAACATCAACCGTAACTCCAACACATGGTGGCAGTCTAAGGTTTACGCTGCAGGTGGCGCAAACCCAACTAGACAAAACATTCTCCAATACATCTCTGGAACAGTGAAAAAAGGTGCAGAAATGCCCTCTTTCGGTGTTTGCGGATTTGGTACTTGGACTTTGTTGGCTCAAGACTTTGTAGGCCAAGAGCAATACGTCATTACCCCAGGTTCTGCCTTTGATGGCGACAACAACGGTCCTCAAGCTGCTTTCAGAGCCTTGATGGTTGCTGGTGTGCCAATCTATCCAGACCCATACTGCCCAGAAGGTACAGTTTACTTCCTGAACACCAACTACTTGAGCTTGTACATCCACGAGCAAGGTTCATTTGTGTTCACAGGATTTGAATCTACCTTACCTAACTGGCAAATTGGTTATGTTGGTGCGGTTATCATGATTGCTGAGTTGGTCAGCGTGAAACCAAAATCAATGTCCAAAGTCACGGGCTACAACTACTTGTCACTATAAGGAGCTGAGTCATGTCACTTTCACCAAATAAAATCATTCTTGCCAATGCAGCCACCAACACGGCTGGTGCATACTTTGAAGCCTATGCAGTTAACGCCACATCTTCTGGTGTGACCGTTCCTGCTGGTCTTTATCAAGCATTGCCCACAGCCAACGTGGTCATTCAGTTCAACACTTCTACCAACATTGCTTCACCAACATGGACTAACATCCTTGCTGCGAACACTGCTGGTATCGTGTGGTCTGATGGTACTAACGTCCAGGCTTTGTCAACCAACACATCTGCAACCATTACGCTTTACGGCTCAAATGGTGGACAGAACGTGTCTGGCACATACAACGCATCATAAGGAGTGCTAAATGGCTAGTTACGATTCAGTTTCCCAGTTCTATTTAGACTCGTTTGGCAACGGTCGTGTAGCTGTTATCACTCAGACTCAACTTAACACTGCTGGCAATGCAGCCATCTCCATTCCAATTTTGAGTGGAGGTTTGACCAAAGGTGCTAACGTAGCATCTTCTGGTTCAATTATCGTGAGAAGGGTTACCATCAATAACCCTAACGGTAGCGTTGCAACTGCTAACGTCTCAATCTCTGCAACAAATGATGGTGGAAACCTAGTTTGTAACGCAGCGACTTTGAGCAGTGTTACGAGTGCTGGCACATATCAAGATTTGTCTGTCTCTACCATTTACAGCAATTTAGCTGTGAGTGGTAATGTGACAAACGCTTTGTATGTAAATGTCAATACTGCAAGTGGTAACAACAACACAGTGAACATTTGTGTTTACGGTGACGTTGTAACATTCTGATGAGTGTGTTTGTTACTAACCGTGGAGACACACCGTTGACCATTGGGTATGACGGTGTTCTCTACGATTTTAAAAAAAATGTCCCAGTGGAGTTACCAGAGGCTGGAGCTGTGCGTTTGTTCGGTTACGGACAAGAGGACAAAGAACAAATTCTGGTTCGTTATGGGTGGATAACACTCCACAGCGAAGTGGAACAAGGCTTGAAGATTTTGTCTCAGTTTGAGATTACAACTGAGAAACCTGCAAAAGACAGCTCTTTACCCTCGGCTGTAGGCGTGGTTCCCTTGCATGTTGAAAAACGTGCAGGGGGAAAACCCTCACAGAGGGCAGCATAACATGGACTCTAAATGGCTACCTTATCTTCCTACATCACGGAAGTCCGAAGGCTCTTGCACGATGCCAACGGAGTCTTCTGGTCTGACCAAGAGTTAACGGACGACATCAATGCCGCCCGTGAACGTGTTGTAAGAGATACTGGCTGTTTACGAACCCTTCTTGTTGCAAGTACACCCATAGGTGCTGATGGTTCTGCAGCCATTCCTTGGTCTGCTAATCTAGCAGTCACCTCTGGTCAGTACATTTTTTCCAACATTTATACCTATCAAGTCACTACCAGTGGCACGCTAGGTACATCTGCTCCTCCCTACCCAACAGGCAATGGTGGCTTTCCCCCCACTACACCTTTTGCCAATGGTACGGCTTATTTGACTTACTCTAATCCTGCTGAAATCATTCCATATTCAGCCCTGGATAGTGTCAATCAAATTCTAGACGTGATGAATGTGACCATTTATTGGGGCAATTCACGTATTCCTCTTAGATATTTGCCTTTTTCTAACTTCAACGCACAGTTGAGGTATTGGCAAAACTACATTGGTAGACCTGTTTGTTTTTCCATTTATGGTCAACAACAGATTTATTTAGGCCCTGTGCCTGACCAAAGTTATCTCATGGAAGTGGACACGGTGATATTGCCAACGGCTTTGACATCTACCAACTTCAATGCCACTGACCCTATCAATGACCCATTTACTCAGCCTGTGGCTTTTTATGCGGCTTACAAAGCCAAATACAAAGAGCAGAGTTATGGGGAGGCAGAAATATTCCAGCAACAATACAAGCAACAGGTGCAAGCTGCACTCAACAGCTCGTTCACCAGACGCATCCCTGACCCCTATTCAACACCGTACTAATCATGGCATCAGCAGAACAGAAAAAGTCCTATGCCATCATTAAGAACTTCAAAGGTCTAAACACCAAGGCCAATCGCACGGCTATAGACAAAGAAGAGTTCTCGTGGATTGAGAACGCCATGCCTATTGGTAGTGGCAATATCCGTATTGTTGCCAGTCAGAACACGGTCAACTTGTCTAGCAATGCAGCTCCTATTGTGACCAGTGCCAATGTCTCATCTCTTTATTCTGCCAACCTTAATTTAACCGATTACATTGTTGCTTTTGAGGCAGATGGTAGGGCTGAGTATGTTAGTTTGACCAGTACAGGCGCAGGTAATGCAACTGGGAATGTGGCAGTAAGTGGTACTTTTTCTAATGCTGGAGTGACTCTAGCCCAGTACAAAAACCAATATGCGGTCATTGGAGACCCTGCCAAAGGTTTGTTTGCGTGGGATGGCACAACTCTTAACCCTGTAGGTTCTGTAGGTTCTATAGGTATTACCAACCCAGGTGCTGGTTATACAGAAGCACCTAACGTGGTCATTGGCGCACCTCCTGCTGGCGGTGTGCAAGCAACTGCTGTGGCAACCGTGACGACAGGAGCTGGTGGTGTGGCTTCAGTCAATGTAACGGCAGGTGGCTCAGGATACACGGCTTTGCCTGGTGTAACTTTCTCAGCCCCCACAACGGCTGGTGGTGTAACTGCTCAGGGTGTGACTACTATTTCTGGTGGTGCGGTGGTGGCTGTGACCATTACCAACCCAGGCTCAGGCTATTTAACACCCCCAAGCGTGACATTCTCCTCTGGCAGCGCTGCTGCTACGGCAGTCTTGAGCACAGGCCAAGTCAATAGCATTACTTTGACCAACGCAGGAGCAGGTTATACATCGCCCCCCAGTGTCACCATCACAGGTGGTGGAGCGACTACCAATGCCACGGCTGTCACATCTTTGGTGACTTTTGCCACGGGTACGGTATCTGTTTTGATTACAAGTGGCGGTACGGGATATACCAATGCAGCCAACACGGTAGTGACTTTCTCGGGTTCTGGTAGCAATGCAGCAGGTACGGCTATCCTATCTGGTGGCTCTGTAACTCAGGTCATCATGACCAATCCTGGCTCTGGCTACACATCCAATACCACGGTGAGTATTTCTGGCGGGGGGGCTACAACCAGTGCTACAGGTATTGCGGTGACCAACACTCAGCCTGTGGTGGACGTGGCATCGTTTTCAGGACGTATTTGGGTGGCAGCAGGGCGTACAGTCTATTATTCAGCCTCTACGTCTCCCTTTGACTTTACGTCAGTGAGTGCTGGCTCACTTACATTAACGGATGAGACGCTACATGGAAACATCACTGCACTCTATTCTGCTAACAATTTTCTCTATATTTTTGGGGATGACAGTATTAACGTCTTTTCTGACGTGCGTGTATCTAGTACTGGTGCAACTCTTTTCACTAACACAAACGTATCAGCGTCTGTGGGCACTAAACGTGCTTATGCTATTTTTCCTTATTTTCGTAGCTTGTTGTTCATGAACGACTACGGCATTTATGCCTTGGTAGGCTCTACAACATCTAAGATTTCAGACCCTCTTGACGGTGTTTTCCCCTATATTGACTTCAGCAAGCCTGTGACTGGGGGGCAAGTCCTGCTCAACAACATCTTGTGTGCAGCGTTTAACTTCTATGTCAACTCATCTTTCCCTCTAGGCCCAGGTCCTAGTCGGTATGTACAGGCTATTTTCTTTGATAAGAAGTGGTTTATCACGTCACAGGGAGATGGCATCAATTATGTCACTTCTGTGCCTGTTGCTGGCAAAATCAGCCTCTATGGAGTGGCTACAACCGCCTTATACAACCTGTATTCCAATACCACGTCTAACATCAACAGCTATATTCAGACGGCTTTGGACCCTATGGGGGACAATATCAGGACCAAACAGGCTCTCAAATTTGGTGTAGAGGCTACTTTGTCCAATGGTGGTACTCTGAACATCACTGTGGACTCGGAAAGTGGCTCTAGTCCTGTGTATTCATTGACGGCTAATGCGTTTTGGGTTAATAACTCAGGAACGACAATAGGTTGGACAAATAATGCAAGCGCAACGATAATTTGGGTAACGGGTACTGGGTATTATTTGTACAAATCAGATGCTCAACAGTACGGAAAATACCTTGGATTGACGTTAACAAGCAGTAACGCTGGATTTGATGTCAACACATTTGAATTTGAACATGAATTAAGAGTGAGGTTCTAACATGGCTGTTCCCTATACCTTTGCCACGGCAACGTCTGCAATTCCGTTATC